TCAGGCCGGCAGATCGATCCGGGCGAACAGCCCCGGTCCATAGCGGGCCGAGACCTGCGCTACCTCCAGCGTCGCGGCCCCGCTCAGACCGTCCGCTGCCTGTGCAGCGGCGCTGTAATCCCATTGCGGCGCGAACACCGTTTTTTCACGCAGCAAGGTCGCCCCCTGCCTCACCCGCACCAGATAGGCCTCGCTCTCCTCGCCCAGCGGCACCTCGTCCAGCGCCCAGTCGCTGCCGTCCACCAGGCGGCTCCGCCGGATCCAGCTGGTTGTCAGATCGCCGCCAGCATCCTGCGCCACCTCCAGGTGACAGGGCGCATAGGGGCGCAGCCCGTTGCCATCGAAGGCTTCGATCAAATGCTGATAGGACGGGTCGTCATAACCCCGTCGCGCCGGGCCGATCCGGTAGTGCCGCGCCACCCGCCGCTGTGCCGGGGTCAGGTCGATCTGCACCTGCGTCCCGTCCAGCAGCACGACCCAGGATCCCGCCGGCCAGACCTCGGGCATCAGCCCGTCGCTGCCCGCCTGCCCGCGCAGCCGCCCCGACAGCAGGTAGGTGTCCGGTGCCACCAGCTCGGCCTCGCGGAACTGGAACAGCTCCCAGGTGCCGACCGTCCCGTCGCCGATCGCAGCCAGGTTCGCCCCGTTCAGCACCGCCAGCGCATCGCGGCTTTCCAATGCGCCGCTGACCAGCTTGACCTGAAGCGGGGCGCCCTCGTCCCAGAAACCCGGCCGCGCCGCCGCCATCGGCGTTTCCGTCACCCCGATGACCGAACGCGCGGCGACGATCTCGTCCAGCTTGTAATTCTCGTCCGTCGCCGAGGCATAGAGCGCCACCGTCCCCGGCCAGGGCGTCGCCGTCACCGCCAGATGCGGCGCATGCGGCACCTCCTCGCCGGTAATCAGCGGCAGATCCAAAAACAGCGGCAGCACCGGCACCGGTGCGGTGAAGGCCCGCGCGGAAGGCAGCCCGCCCACCGGCTCCGAAGGGGTATAGACCGCCGGTTCGATCCGCACCGCCTCGATCAGCTGCGCCTGTGCCTGTTCCACCCGGTCGATCCGATAGAGCGCGTCGCCCGCGCCCGCCTCGGTCGGCAAGCGCACCACGTCCCCGGCGCCCAGCGCCATGCGCGACGGCGGCAAGGCAAAGCGCGCGGTTTCCCGTGCCACCCGCGCCTCGGTCAGCCAGCGTTCGGCCACCGTGCGCCCTTCGCCCCGCGTCATCGCCAGCGGCAGGTCGGTCACCGCCACCGCGTGCGTGGCATCGTCCGGCAGCACCGCCTGCTCGGCGCTCACCTCGTGATCGACGCCCCATTCGACGAAACGGACCTGCACCCGCCCGGCCAATTCCGCCTCGGGTTCGCGCGCCTGTTCCAGCTGCCCCTCGACCTCGCCGGTCTCGGCCAGGGTGTCGCGCGCCAGCGCGGCGCCCCCAAGCCCATCGCGCGGCAGAAATCGCAGCAGCCCGTCACGCTCCACGGCGTCCACGCCATAGCGCAGCATCAGCGGCTGCAACGCCGCGCGCACGTCGTCGATCCGATCCACGCCAAAGCCGCGCACGATCTCGTGCAATTGCGCGGTGTCGAGGTCGCGCAGCCCCGCGCGCCCGCACAACTCCTCCACGACCGAGGCAAGGGTCCGCTGCCCCACCCGCCCGTTCAGCCAATGACCGCGGGTGTAATTCGCGCCATCGCTCCACAGGTCGGAACGATTGGGAAAGGCCGGGAACGGCCGCGCGTCCCAAGCCCAGACATAGGCGTTCGCCAGGTCCACCATCGGCCCGCCATAGAGATCCGACACCGGGTTGTTCGCGGCCGTCGCCCAATGCCCCAGCTGCGCCTGCAGATACCGCAGCTGGATCAGGTCGTCGCGCCGCCCGGAGGAGAATTTCGGCAGGCTGGACTCCGAGGATTTCGGATCGAGGAACTTGTTCGGTTCGTTGCTGCCCTTGTCCACGGCGGCACAGCCCAACTCGGTGAACCAGATCGGTTTCATCCGCGGCTCCCAATCGGTCGCCGTGGCCTGCCGGACCCCGCCGATGCGGTCATGATGGTCGTTCTCCCACCAGCCGCGCAGATCCTTGTAGCGCCAGATCCACGGCTCGCCATGCGCCGCATCGGTGATCAACGTGCGGATCTGCGCCGCCTCGGCCTCGGACGAATGGTAATACCAGTCATAGCCTTCGCCGCCCTCGACATTGGCGTCGAGGTAATCCGGGTCGTAAATGCTCTGCCACCCGGCCTGAGCGTCGAGGTGATCCACGCCGTCACGCCAATCCGACAGCGGCATGTAATTGTCGATCCCGACGAAGTCGATCTCCGGATCGGCCCACAGAGGATCGAGATGGAAATACCGGTCGCCGCTGCCATCCCCGGGCTGATATCCGAAGTACTCCGACCAGTCGGCGGCATAGCCCAGCTTCACCTCCGGCCCCAACAGCGTGCGCACCTCGCCCGCCAGATCGCGCAAGGCGTCCACCGCCGGAAACCCGGAGGCGCCCCGGATCTGGGTCAGCCCACGCAACTCGGACCCGATACAGAACGCCTCCACGCCCCCCGCCGCCGCGCAGAGCGCCGCGTAATGCAGGATGAACCGCCGCAGCCCCCATTCTTCGGGCCCCGAATAGGTCACCACGCCATCGCCCACGGTAAAATCCGCCGCCGTCGCGGTGCCCATGAATGCCGCCACTTCCGCCTCGGCCGCCGCCGTGCCGTCCGGGCTGCCCGCCTGCCCCGGCGCCACCGACAGCGTGATCCGCCCCCGCCAGGGCAGATGCGGTTGATCCCCAGCCCCGGTCCACGGGTCAAACAGCCCGTTGCCCGCCATCTGGTCCATCAGGATGAAGGGATAGAACATCACCCGCCGCCCGGCGTCGCGCATGTGCCGGATCGCCTCGACCACCGCCGCATCCGCCGGCGTGCCGCCATAGATCGGCCGCCCGTCGACCTGCGCGATCTCCCCCGCCGCTGCCCGCGTCACGCCCGACACCTGCCAGGCCATGTTGCTGCCCTCGGCCTGCTTCTGCTCGACCTTGGGCACCACCTGGCAGGACCCGCAGCGCAGATCGCCGCCGAACCAGGACACCACCAGCGACATCGCCTCGCAGCCGGGAAGCTCCTCCGACAACTGTTCGAAGGCGCGCGGGAAGTCCGCCAACCCAGAGGGCGTCGCCTGGTTCGCCGCCCGGCGCGCACCGGGGCCGTCGCTGTAGTAAACCGGCGTGGTGGCCAGCGCGTACTCCCCCGTGCCGGGCACCATTGCAACGCCCCGGAGCAGGTGCCCCAGGTCGGTCTCGTACCCCGCTGCCCCCGGCTGTTCGGCCCGCAGCACCTCGAATGAAAACTGCGGCACCCGGTTGCCAAAGGGGGCCAGGTCCACGTCCTCCATCACCACATAGGCGGTGCCGCGAAAGGCCGGCACCATCCCCGCCCCCTCGATCGCCTCGATCAGCGGATCGGGCAACTGGTCGGCGCTGCCCGGATAAACCCGCATGTTCAGATCGGCCCGCGACACTTCCTCGCCGTCGGCCCAGATCCGGCCAATGCTGGTCACCTCGCCCTCGCAGACCGCCACCGCCAGCGACACCGAATAGCTGTACTCGGTCGCCTTGGCCCTCGGCGCGCCACCCTTGCCGCCCCGCGTCGCCGACCGCTCCTGGAAGTCCGAGGCCCAGATCACCTGCCCGCCCAGCCGCATCCGGCCATAGACCTGCGAGATCGGCCCGCCCTCGCCCGCCTGCATCAAGCGGAACCGGTCGACCTTGCCGGTCTCCACCGGGTCCGCCCCCATGCCCAGCAGCCGCTGATCGATCAGTCGTCCGAGTGTCGCGCCCACTGCCCGGCCGACCACCACCGAGGACAAGCCCGCCAGCGTGCCCCCGATCGAGCCGCCGATGGCCGCCCCCGCCGCGGAAAGAAGTATCGTCGCCATCAGACAGCCCCCTCGGGAAATTCGAATCGCGCCACCACCCGCCGGACCCAGGGCGCGCTCAACGGGCTTTCCACCACACCGCGCCCGGCATAGGCGTGGATGAATGTCGCCCCCGCCCCGGCCTCGGCCAGGATGCCCAGATGCTTCGCCACCGATCCCACCCTCATCCGGAACAGGATGACGTCACCTGGAACCGCCACCCCCGACTTTTCCACAAGGTAGGTCCGCGCCGCCTGCCACAGCCGCTCCTCCCCCTGCGGTTCGGACCAGTCCATCGTATAGGCCGGCACCCGCGCGGGTTCCGCACCGCAGACCTCGCGCCAGACCCCGCGCACCAGCCCCAGGCAATCCGCCCCGGCCCCACGCGCCGCCGCCTGGTGACGGTAGGGCGTGCCGATCCAGCCGCGCGCCGCGCGCACCACCTCCTGCCTGCCAGAACTCATCGCAGGCTCCCGCCGGTATTGGGCTTGGACGATTTCGGCACCGCTACCACCCAATCCTCGCCCGGAATGTCGGGAAACCCCTGGAAGTTCAGCAGGTTGTTGAACTTCAGCCGACAGGTCTCCATGCGCTTGTCGCAGCCCGCTTCAAGCCGCACCATGTCGCCCGGCGCGACCGCCGCGCGCAGCGGTTCCCACAGCGCGATCTCGCGCGACGCCGCGCCGCTCTCGTCGCTCTTGATCAGCCCCCAGAGCCCCGCCGCCGGCCCGCTCAGGACCACCAGCCGCCCGCGCGCGAACCACCCCGGCTCGAACCCCGCCAGGCCGGCCCAACGGAACACCTGCGCGCCTTCGACCTGCACCACCGCCCGCTCGGAAACATACCCCGGTGTGTTCAGATCGAAGCCGCAGGCCCCATCCCCCAGCACGGCAGTACAGGCCTTTTGGTAAATCCGCCCAAGCGGCCGGTTCAGCGCCTGGGTCAGCCCGCGCAGATCGGCGCGGAACGCCCCACCGCCGCGCCGGATCTCGCCCAAAGTGCCGCGAAACTGCAACCACCGGACCGAGACATCTGCCCAGTTCACCAGCCAGGCGCGCAGTTCGGCCCCGTCAAAGCGGCCCGCCTCGATCTCCTCCTCTCGCAGCCCGGCATCGCTCAGCGCGCCGATCGCCTCGGTGTTGTCCACCGCCAGCCCGCTGGCCTGCTGCAGCGCCTGCGCCGACAACCCGGTCTCGGCCTTGAAGGTGATGCCGTCGAAGCTCAGCGCCCGGTCGTGGTCGGTGAACCCGTATTGCACCCCGTCCGTGCGGGTCAGCGCCCAGCACCGGCACAGGGTCGTCACCCCGCTTTCCACATGGGCGCGGAACGCCTCGCTCATGCCCCCGGTCATACCCGCACCTCCACCACCGGCACGGTGGGCACGTCGCCGGCCTGGAAACTGGCGACGCTGGTCTGGATCCGGTCGGTGTCGAAGCGCACCGGAACGTCGAACTCGAACCCCGCCACCACCGCCAGATCCGCGCCCGGCGGATACGCGAATGTGATCCGCCCTGTGGTCGTATCGACGGTGTAATCCACCGCCTCCTGCAATTCGTCCTGCGCGATGCCCACGCGCACCGTGCCCGCCACCGGCTTGGCGATCGGGCGGGCATAGCTGTGCGGCCCCGAGCGATAGACCTTCTTCAGCTGGAACACGGTCGTCGCCCCGTCGCCCCGCGCGATCTCCTGGTCGTCGAACCGCGGCTCGGCACGGGCGCGGCCGGATTTGTAATCCGACCAGTCCTTCCAGCGGAACCCGTACATCTGCCCCTGCCGCGCCTCGAAGAAGGCGATCAGGGTCTCGACATCATCGAGCGACCGCATCCCCAGCCCGGCGTCATACCGCCGCCGCGCATGCGCCCAGGGCGTGTTGCGCTCCTCGAACCCGTTGGCCAGCGTGACGATATCCGTCCGCCGCTCCGGCCCGCCCACCGAGCCAAAGCTCAGCGAGGCGGGAAACCGCACCTCGTGGAAATTCATCTCCGCCTCCCCGCGTTACAGATTGCGCGACCCGCGCGCCAGCGCCCGACGCATCTGCGCCGCGATCTGGCCACGGCTGCGCTGGAACCCGGCGACATCCGGCGTGCTCACGTTCATCACCACGTTGACGGTGCTGCCGCTGCCACCCGCGCGCACCCCCAGCTTGCCGTCGCGGCCGCGCGCCAGCGGCAGGATCGCCTCCGGCCCCGCCTCGCCCATCAGCCCGGCGCCTCCGCGCATCGGAAACATCGTCGCCCGGCGCACCACCCCGCCGCTGGCAAAGGGCATCACGCGCCCCTGGGCAAAACCGCCGCCCGTCTCGAACGGCAGCAGCCCCGTAACCAGGCTGCGCACGCCATCGCCCAGCAACTCGCCGAAATGGTTGGTGACGGGGCGGATCGCGGCTGAATAGGTGGTCTGCACCATCGTCCGCGCCAGCCCGTCCAGCGCCTCCGACAGGCTCCTGCCGTCGAACACCACCCCGTCGAAGGCACGGCGCAGCCCGCGCGAGAACCCGCGTTCCAGCACCGCCACGTCGCGCCCGGTCGCCGCCAGCGCCGTGCGCATCCGCGCCAGTTCCGCATCGAACTCCGCCGCCATGCCGGCCGCCGCCGCCAGGCTGTCCTCCAGCCCCTCCGCCGCCGCATCCAGCGCGTCGATCCCGCCATCATCCGCCATCGTCCGTTTCCTTCTCCGCATCCGGCCATCGCGCCAACAGCGCATCCAGCCCCGCCCGCGTCATCGGCGCCCGCGCCCCGCTCTGGCCCAGCATCAGCGCCAGCTCCGCCGGGGTCAGCCGCCAGAACGCCTCCGGGCGCAGCCGCAACCCCTGCATCCCGGCCCGCATCAGCACCGGCCAGTCGACCCCGCTCATGGCTCGCCCGGCACGGTAAAGGCCCGTGCCAGCAGCTCCGCCGCCGCCCGCGCCGCCGCCAGCGGCCCGCCCTCGATCTCGGCCTGCGCCAGGTCCTCGGGGCCCAATTCCGGCCCGCCGCCGCGCAGCCCCGCCGCGATCAGCGCCAGCAGGTCGCGGCTGGAAAACCGTCCGCCCTCGAACCGCTCGACCAGGGCCACCAGCGTATCCTCGCCCAAGCCCTCCTCCAGTTCCGCCAGCGCCCCAAGCGTCAGCTTCAGCACCCGCCGCTCGCCACCGATCACCAGGCTCACCTCGCCCGCCCAGGGGTTCGCCATCGCCTACACCGCCGTGAACACCAGCACCCCGGCGCTCTCCATCGACATCTCGTAGGTGGCCTCGCCGTCATGGCTGCCGGCATATTCCAGCGCGGTGACCTGGAACGGCCCCTCGACGATGCCAAAGTCGGGGATGATCACCTGGAAATCCGGCACCTCGCCGTCGAAAAACAGCTGCCGCGCGCGCTCGTCGGTGCCTGCGTCCTTGAACACCCCCGCGCCGGAAATCGCGGCCGATTTCACCCCCGCCCCGGACAGCAGCTCGCGCCAGCCGCCCTGGCTCTCCAGGCTGGTCACATCCACGCTCTCGGCGTTGAAGCTCACCCGCGTGGCGCGCAGCCCCGCGATGGTCTCGAATTGGCCGTCACCGGTCATATCCACCTTGATCAACAGATCCTTGCCGTTCTGGGCACCCATTTGCCGCCTCCTGCTCTGGCCCGCTCACACGTCTTCGACGCGGGCACGAAAATTCAGGTCGATGCGCCGGACCTCGCCGGCGCCGCCGGTCCGCCGCGCCCGCGCGCGCTCAAACCAGATCCCCACCACGCGCCCCCGGCTCAGCACCGGCGCCGCGCCCTCCAGCGCGTCACAGACCGCCGCCGCCGCCGCCTTTGCCGTGGAAAACCCCTGCGCCGTGCTGACGACCGAGATCGTGACCCGGTGCAGCGCCCCCGCGCCGCCCTTGTCGGACCGGTCGCGTACCGCCTCGGGGCCCAGGCTCACATAGGTCTCGGGCACCGCCCCCGCCGGCAACCCGTCATGGATCGCCCCGCCCACCAGCGCCCCCAGCGCGGCGTCGTTGGCCAACACACCGAAGATCGCCGCCTGCAGCACCCCCGCCATCGCATAGCTCATGCCGCCACCTCCTCGTCGACGAAACAGACCAGGTACCGCCCCGCCGGATCGTGCTCCGCCACCGCCCGAATCCGAAAGATCCGCGCACCGTCGCGGAACCGCTGTTCGGGCGCCGGACGCTGCACCGATCCCACCGGCGCGCCGCGCACCACGATGCGATACGCCATCGTCGACACCGGCTCGCCGGCCTGCGCCCGTTCGCGCCCCGTGCGCGGGCGCAGCTCCGCCCACAGCTCGCCAAGGGCGGACCAGCTCTCGGCTCCCCCGCCGGCCCCGTCGGGCACCCGCACCGGCGCCTCCAGCACCAGCCGCCGGGTCAGTACCGGCACCTTCATTGCACCGCCCCCGGCGCCAGCCGCACCACGCGATAGCGCTCGATCAGGCTGCTGACGCCGAAGGGCATGCAGCCCGCCGCCAGCGCGGTCTCATCGCGATACTCGTAATAATGCGCCGCCAGCAGCAGCACCGCCTGCCCCAGATCGGCGGGCAGCCCGTCCCAATCCGGCGCCATCCCGGCACTCAGCGCGACCCGCGCGTAGCCCCCTGTCGGGATCACCGGCAACAGCGTTCCCACAGGCCGCAGCACCGGGCGCTGCGCGTCCTGCTCCAGCCGGTAGCGGTCGCTCGCAACCACGGTCTCGACAGCCGCCGCATCGACCAGCACGACCCCGGTCACCGCATTGACCGGCACCACCGGCAGCCGCACTCCCTCCGGATCGGACCAACCATGCACCCGCCAGGAGAAGTCCCGCGCCAAAAGGATCTTGCCGGTGCGCGCCTCGATCGCCGCGATGGCCGCGCGCAGAAACCCCTTCAACAGATCGTCCTGCAAGCCGTCCTCGCCGAACCCGCTGCCCAGCCGCAGATGCGACCGGAACTGCACCACCGGCAGCGCGGCGTCCGCGATCGCGGTCTCTTCGCTCAACATCATTCGCTCTCTCCGAAGTTCGGGGCCGCTCGCGGCCGTTGCCTGCACGGGTCGCCGCCCTTGCGCGGACGCGCACCTTGCCCCCATGTCGCTCGGACGGAGGGGAGCAGCTAGACAACACAGGGGGTTATCCAGGCACGCGCCCGCCACGGCGCCGGTCGCCCGGCGCCGCGACCCGGCCCGCCGTCAGGCGATGCCGAATTTCAGCAGCTTGATCGCGGCGAAATCGCTCACGTCGCCGCCCACGCGCTTGGTGGCATAGAACAGAACATGCGGCTTGGCGCTGAACGGGTCGCGTAGAACCCGCAGGTCGGGCCGCTCCGCCACCGTGTAGCCGGAGCGGAAATCGCCGAAGGCCACGGCAAAGGTATCGGTGGCAATGTCCGGCATGTCCTCGGCCACTAGAACCGGGTAGCCCATCAGCCGCGCGGGCTCTCCCGCCGCCAGCCCGTCCGACCACAGGAACCGGCCATCGGCATCCTTCATCTTGCGCAAGACCCCGGCGGTCTTGGAGTTCATCACGAAGCTCGCGTTCGCCCGGTACTGCGCTCCCAACGCATAGACCAGGTCGACGATCGGGTCGGCATCGGGCAGGCTGCCGGCGGCGCCGGTCGGCACATAGCCCAGGTTGCCCCAACTCCAGATCCCGTTGTCCACCTTGGTATGGGTCAGGAACCCGGTCGGCTTGTCGATGCCGTCGCCGTTGACAAAGGCGCCGGCCTCGGCCCGCGCGAATTTTTCCGCGATGCGGCCCGCCAGCCAGCCCTCGATGTCGAAGGCGCTGTCGTCCAGCAGCCGCTGGCTCGCCTTCGGCAGCGCGCTCAACTCGTGCAGCGGGATGCTGATCCGGTCGATCTGCGGCGTGTCGGTCTCGCTCACCGATCCGGTCTCGGTGGCCCAGCCCGCGCCCAGCTCGCTGTGGTCGATCAGCACGTCGTAGGAGGTCGCCTCGACGTGCACCACCGCCGCCACCGCGCGGATCGAGGCGGTCGATTGCAGCACCGACTGCACCGCCTCTGCCGTCTGCGGATCGACCAGATAGCCGCCGTCGCTGTTGACGGCGGTGGACATCGCCTTGCCCTCCAGCTCCAGCCCGCGCAGCGCATCGTCATCGCCGTGGCGCAGATAGGCAATGAAGGCCTTGCGATGGGGGGCCGCAGGCTCTGCCGCCGCCGCCAGCGGCGGGCGCGCCGCCGTATGCGTTTTCCGATCCAGCATGGTCAGTCGCTCTTCCGTTTGTTGAAGTTTGGTTTCAATTTCACCCCGGAACCCACTGAGTTCACTTAGAAAGCCGGCCATCGCCTGCTTCACCTCGCGCATCAGGGGCGCCTCCTGTCCGGCGCTCGTCTCGCTCATCCGCTCCTCCTGTTCTGGCGGTGGGGTTCGGCGCGCTCGCGCTGCGCCAGTTCGTGCCGCGCGTCCCGCAGGAGCGCCGCGAAGTCCCGCAAGGCGACATCCTCGGCGGCGCCCTTGGCCGCCACCCGCGCCCCGCTCAGCATCGGGAAGGTCACCAGCGACACCTCCCACAGCTCCAGCTCGGTCAACAGACGCCCGCCCTCGGCACGCCGCTCGGCCCGCTTGGTGCGATAGCCGATCGACAGCCCGTCGATGGCGCCAGCCGCCACCAGGGCCGCCGCCTCGCGCCCCTTCTGCGTGCCCTGCAACAGCCGCCCCCTGACCCAAAGCCCACGCGCGTCCTCGCGCAGTTCCTCCCAGACGCCGATCGGCTCCGCCGGGTCATGCTGCCATAGCAGCTTCACGCTCTGCCCCCGCGCCGCCAGCGCCTTCAGCGCCGCCGCGTAGGCGCCCTTGCGCACCACGTCACCGCTCTGGTCGGGGCGGTCGAACAGGCTGGCATAGCCCGCGATCTCCGCCTCCTCGCTCACCCGCAGCCCGTCGCCGAAGCGCGCGAACTTGGTCTCCAGCCCGACCTCGAACCCCTGGTCCATCCTCGTCTCCTCAGATTGTGTCCCGCCCATGCCGGTCATCCACCCGCCGCCAGCACCGATTGCAGCGCCTGCGCCAGGATCATCGCCACCACGCCGTAGACGGTCAGCCACAGTCGCCGCTCCAACCGCTCCATCGCCGCGTCCAGCCGCTCCAGCCGACGACAGATGTTCTCGTGGTGGATCGCGCTCACCCGTTCGTGCGCCGCCAGCCGCAGCCCCGGCGCGCATTCGAACGGCGCATCCCCCGGCCGCTCAGTCATCGCCGCCCTCCACCCGGGGCGGCAGCCCCAGCAGGGCCCGCTTCTCCGCCTCGCTCAGGAACTCCGCCCTCGTGATCCGGTTCCACTGCGCCTCGCGCTCGGCGGCCAGCGCCCGCACCTGGTCCAGGTCGGGCTTCAGGTCCACCACCGCCCCGGAAGACAGCGCCAGCCAGTCCGACAGCGCCGCTACCACCCGGCTCGCCAGCGGCAGCACCGTCAGCCGATAAAACGCCCGGTGCGCCTCCTGGTAATTGGCATAGGTCGCGTCTCCGGGAATCCCCAGCAGCATCGGCGGCACCCCAAAGGCCAGCGCGATCTCGCGCGCTGCCGCCTCCTTGGTCTTCTGGAATTCCATGTCGCTGGGCGAGAACCCCATCGGCTTCCAGTCCAGCCCGCCCTCCAGGACCATCGGCCGCCCGGCGTTGCGCGCGCCCCGGTAATTCTCCTCGATCTCGTCGGACAGCCTCCGGAACTGGTCCTCACCCAGGGCCCCCTGCCCGTCGCCGCCGCGCCAGACCAGCGCGCCCGAGGGTCGCGCCGCGTTGTCCAGCAGCGACTTCGACCAGCGCGAGGCGCTGTTGTGCACGTCCACCGCCATCGCCGCCGCCTGCATCGGAGCGAAACCATAATGATCGTCCTGCGGGTGGAAATTGCGGATATGGCAGATCGGCGGCACCGGCCCGGTCGCGTCGAAGCGATGCTTGCGCGCGCCCACCGCGTATTCATAGGCGGCGGGCCAGCCATCGGCGCCCGGCACCACCCGCATCCGGTCCGACCGCAGCACGTGCAACTCCCGCGGCAGCGCCGCACCCGTTTCGGGCGCTCCCGTCACCGCCTCGACATAGGCATCCCCCGACAGCAGGAGCTGCGCATAAAGCGCCTCCAGCAGTTCCGCCCGCCCCTGCGCCGGGTTCGGCCGCGCCAGCAAGGTCAACAGCGGATGGGTGTCGAAACGTCGGTCGCGATCCTGCAGCGCCAGCGGCAGCGCCGCCGCCGCCTCGGCGATCATCTTCACCGCGCGATAGCCCACCGGGTTGCCCATGAACCCGCTGCGGGTCAGCGAGGCGGTGTCGCGCGGGCTCCAGGCCACGCGCCCGGCGCTGGTCCAGGCCACCAGAGGCCCGGTGGCGCTGGCCTTGCGTTCCGGCGCATCCTCCGCCTTGCCCCGCCGCAGGAATTCAAATGCCATCCTCGATGCTCCTTTGCCTTCCCCTGCCGAACGTCCCCGCCGGCTTGGTTGAGGCGGTTATGGCAGGGGGATGCAAAGAAGCCGGAAACGGGGCGCGCGCAGCCCGCGCAACAGCCCATCAAAGACACGGGACAAAACGAACGGAGGGTCGCGCCCGGCCCCGAGGGTGGGCGCAATTCGCGCCCGCCCTGTGGGGCGGGGTCGGGCGCGCCCCGGGGCTGACGCCCCGGGAAACCCCATATCAGACGGCGCGCCACACTCGAAAAAGCAGGTCAGACAGCCCCCACAACACCCGCAGCCGCTGCCGCGCCGGGATTGCTGCTGTGGCTGCCCGTTTGTTCAGGGCGTGCGGTGACCCGGCAACGGGGCAAAAGGCCCTGCGCGGGACCGACACAAGGAGGGCTGCGACCGCCCGTGGTGGGCGCGAATGCGCCCGCCTTGGGGGCGGGCGGGCGCAGCCAGGCCTGCAGCCGGGCGATCCGTGAGGGCAACGGGCTGTCCCGAGCTCACAACACCCTGAGCCGCGGCCGCCGCCACTGCGCCGCCGGCGCGATGATCAACTCGTGCAGCGCCCAGACCAGCGCATCGACCCGGTCGGGCGATCCCGATCCCTCGTACCCGCGCGCCGTCATCAATGCCATCTGGTCCTCCAGCGCCGCCAGCCCGGGCAGGTGCCGCACCCGCCCCTGCTCGTACAGCGCCGCCACCGGCTCGGCCCGCGCGGTCTTGCCCCGGCTCGCCCGCACCGCCCGCACCGGCACCAGCGGATCGACCTGGCGCAACACCTCCTCGACCAGCTGACCGCCCTGGTTCACCTCGGCCACCAGCCGCTCGGCGCCAAACTCTTCCATCGCCCGGATCGCCGCGCGCGCCCAGCCGTCCGGCCCCGCCCCGCGCAGCGTCCGGTCGGCCAGAACCCAGGCCCGCCAGTCCTGCGGCGGCCCCTGCAACTGCGCACCGGCCACCACGATGCCGCAGGCATCCGCGCCATCGCCAGAGGTCACCGCCGGATCCAGCGCCACCACCACCCGGTCCAGCTCGGGCGCCGCCTCGGCGCGGGCCGCCTCCAGCATCTCGCCGGTCCACAGCGCGCCCTCGGCATCCGGCAACAGCACCCCGTCCAGCTCCTGCCGCCCCAGCCGCGTACCCGCGCAGCGCGCCCGCACCTCCTCCAGGAACGACTCTGCGAGGTTGGCCCGGTTCGCCTCGGTCGGCGCCTGCGTCGTCACCGTCGAGGGCGCGGCCAACAGCGCCTTGAGCACCGGCGCATTGCGCGGCGTCGTGGTCACGCAAACCTGTGGCCGCTCGCCCAACCGCAGCGCAAATTGCAACATGTCCCAGGCGTCTTGCGCCTTTGGCCATTTCGCCATCTCGTCAGCCCAGGCGGCGTCGAACTGCGGCCCGCGCAACGCCTCGGGGTCCTGCGCCGAGAACGCCTGCGCCTCGGCCCCGTTCGGCCAGACCAGACGCCGCTCGCTGACCTTCCACTCCGGCCGCCGGTCGGGCGGCGATGAGGCCAGGATACCGCTGTCGCCCTTGATCATCACGTCGCGCACCTGGTCATAGGTCTCGCCCAGGAGCGCCACGCGCCGGCAACGCCCCTTGTCCAGCGGCCGCGCCCCCTCGACCTGTGCGCGCACCCACTCGGCCCCGGCGCGCGTCTTGCCGGCGCCGCGCCCGCCCAGGATCGCCCAGGCCCGCCACTCGCCCTCGGGCGGCAGCTGGTGCGGCATCGCCCAGAACTCGAACAGGAACGGGAGGGCGCACAGCCCTCCCTCCCCGATCTCATCGAGGAATCTTTCCCTCAC